TGTGTGTGGTGCGAACCTTCTATAAACTCAGGCCAAACATGTTTTACAAATGACATAAAATCATTTTGTATTTTATGTTCTTTCTTTTTGTCAGCGTACTTAACAAAAGTTCTCATGAACTCTTTCCTGACATCAGGTGGTAATCTTTTTATTTTATCTAAATCTACTTCCATTTCGAAAATTTTTTCTGCAAAATTTTTTAGGATTAATTTTGGAACCTTATAAGTATTTACAGCTTATAAATACATAAATCAAGGCATAAAGGGTAAACTCTGGGACCCCTTTTATATAAATATCTTTTTGTTTGTGGGAAGCGTTTAAATTTTGGGATTGGGTTGGTACCTCTATCGAGGGGGACGCGGTCCCCCTCGTTGCATGCTACTAGTCTAACAGAACCATGTAAGCCTTAGCATTGTGCTGTCTAAAGTAATCAATACCCTTACGCACTTTATCCCAAAGCTTTGAGTGACCATCGAAGCCAACCTTTTTATCTTCTAATGTTGCTAAGTATTCATAATAGAATATTGAGTCATGTATCTTAGCCTCTTCTTTAGTTAAGAATATAGACTCGCCACTAAATCTATTTTGTCTTTCCTCTGTTTTGTTGTCTGTGTTTTCTTGTGTCATATGTTCCTTTCTGTTATATATAGGATAATATATTATCCAGAATTATTGTCAATAGTTATTATCCTAGTATTAGTATAAGTATGTCCCCAATTAGTTGTGTGAGTTGTTTTCTCAACTCTTTCAATCGGTGTTTCTAGTGGCTCGTTCCTAGGTGCAATGTTTATACATTGGCTCGCATACTTATGGAAAAAATCATTCCAACAACCTTGACTACAAAAATAGGACCAACCATTATGAATGTTATATCCATTCAAAGTTATCTTTCTAGTTCTTAAAACTTTGTTGCCTTTACTACCTCGCACCCTGTCAAGTGTGTGGTTGGTATGACAACTCGGACCATGACACCAATTAAAATTGCTCATAGAAATAACCCCACATATACAGTTGAAATTATTATTCCTAAAATTATTAATGCGTCCATGTTAGTACCTCACTTCCCACTTACCTTTTGCAGTACGATATCCTTTTTGGTCAAGGTCAAAGTAAGTAATTAAAGCCTCGCCAATTTTTGAAGTCCAATATCTGCACTTGTCGTCCCACTTGCCAAACCTTGTAATAGTTTCGCCTGTTGATTTTTTGTAAGTTATTCTAAATGTTTTATCTTTAATCATATTATTCCTTTCTGTTATATAGGGGATAATATAGGAATATTATCCCCCTGTCAATCAATTAATTTATTGATTGTTCATATTGTTTTCTTGCTAAAATTTTAGCCTCTCTTGACATGTTTTTATTTTTCATGCCTTTAATTCTTTCAGCAAGATTAGTTGGATTATAAATTGTAAGACCTGTTGAGTTAGTTCTAATTAGTTCACTCTCATCAACATTGATACCCAAAGCTGTTGCAAGTTCTATTGCCTCGCTTAAATATCTATAAGCCTTTAAACCAATTTTTAATTCCTCACATTGTTTTTGAATACTATCAATCCACTTTTGATGAGTTGATACTAATTGAGATTTAGCAACTCGCCATTGTTCTAATCTCTCATACTCATCTTTAGTACATGCGATAGTTCTTGAACGACAGTAAGAAGTTCCAATAACATCTAATAAATATTGATTAGTGAAATCTTTATTCATTCCAATATTATCTTCGTGTCTATGGTGGTCTTGTCCAAGTGCTTTGGTACATGCCTCAACATGTTTAGTCTTATGAGGGTTTTCTTGTTTGCCCTCTTGTTGTGCATGTATATCGGGATTAAGACCTTGTTCTTTTAGTTCCTCACGATAATAAGCAAAGGCAAATTTTTGTCCCTCGTCATTACCATATTCACTACCATTTAGATTACCAAACAAACCAAAATCAAAATGCGATTTTGTTTCTGTTTCATTACCCTCATCATCAACACCCTCGTTGTGTGCAAAGTAAAAACATTTATCTTTGGCAACCACATCACAAGGACTTCCATACTTTTGTTTAAAGTGTCTTAATACTTTAACATCTTCTGGTGGATATGCTCTCTCAACAATTTGTGTTGCAAGTTCAAATGCTGATTTATATTCTGTATCAACATTCTCTCTTGCTTGTAAGAAAGCCTCTTTCTCTTGTGTGTTTTCTTGTTCAAACACATCTTTTATTTTATTGAACAACTTGTTTCGTAGTTCAGTATTTAGTCTTATCTTTGACATAATGTCCTTTCTGTTAATTGTTAAAAATATTTTTATATACTACTTGACAATACCTGTCAATAGGATTATATAGGATTTGTTATTACATAGTAATAATTTCCTGGTGTTAGTGCCATGCTGACTGAATGCGAAAGCTATCAAGTTATGAGTGGCACTGATGCCTGATCCAAGTTTAAAAGCACTCACTACCGGTGACGGTAAAAGAGGGACTTGGATCGGGTATCAGTAACGGTTAGCGGTGGGTATAAACCACTATACCAGAAGAGCAGGCCAGGAGCTCTATATGTCATGCAAGTATCGGCCTCATGACCTCTTCCGGCGCACGTTACTGATAGTAATTTGTTGGTTCAATACGGATGCCAGAGATCTGGACTAATTAGTCAATTGCGACTGCCATGTTGGACCTACTAATTAAAAATAAAATAAAAGCTTCAAGCAGCGAGCGCCAAGCGTCAAGCTTCTTGAAAAAAAGAATTTGACATATATAGGATCTTCCTATATAAGGTGAATGCGGCCGACGGTTTCGTTTATTAACTTGTTAAGCCAGCCGCAATAACAGAAGGAGAAAGTTATGAGAATTAAAAATAATGATTTGACACACTGGTTCATCCGGGACCATAACCAGCTGCCGGCTAGTTACCTGAAGAGCTGTAACAAATTTTTTAAAGAGTTGAGCGACAAGCACCAAGCGGCAAGCGACAAGCTTCAAGCGTCAAGCTGTAAAAAACAATTGCACAAAGTTGGGACACGTGTTAAAAACAGATTTAACAGAAAGGTATAATATGAAAACAAGTGAAGCATTAAAACTAGTGGGCGGTTTAGCTAAGCCCTCAAAAATGCCTGGTTGGGCCTATGGCCTTCCAGCCGCTGAGTGTAAAACCGGAGGAATACTGGTCGACGTATCAGGCAGCACGTGTGAAGGCTGTTACGCCAACAAAGGTTGTTACATCTTTCCAGTGGTTCAGGCAGCACAATATAGACGCCTGGCCAGCATCAAGCACCCGCAATGGGTGAAGGCAATGGCGGCTCTGATTAATTCTAAAAAATCAAAATATTTTAGATGGCACGATTCCGGCGACGTTCAGGACTTGAAGCATCTAGCAAAAATTTTTAAGGTTGCAAGACTCACGCCTGAGACCAGTCACTGGTTACCAACGCGAGAAGCTTGGGTGAAACCTTACCTGAGCAAGGCGCCTAAAAATTTAACTATACGATTTTCTATGCCTATGGTTGACCAAGAAGCAGCGGCTAGCTGGCCAAATACTTCAACGGTTGTATCCGGACCAGGGAGGACTTGCCCGGCCCCTGATCAAAACAACGAGTGTAAAGACTGTAGAGCGTGCTGGGACCCTTCTGTTAAAAACGTAGCCTATGGGAAGCATTAACCATGGGCTACAAATACATATACAAAACCAGCGCCGGATATTTATTGCGGCCTGAAATGTTTAAAAATTTAAACGGCGGTAAACCTTTAAATAAATTTCAAATGCGTATATTAGGAATTAAGAAAGTTAAATTTAAAAAATGACGTTTGTATTCAAACACCCAAAATATTACGAAGAGCTCAGGAAGAAGGGAAGGGAAAACTCCAAGCAGCAAGCTGCAAGCGACAAGCCTCAAGCACCAAGCGACTCAAGTCGCAAGCGACAAGCGTCAAGCCCCGAGCAACAAGCGTCAAGCGACAAGCCGCAAGCGGCAAGCTCCAAAACATCTTTACCTTCGTAAAGAAAAATCTCATTAAGTTTCTGGTCTCTAGGGACGAGCTTCTGAACTAGGATAAATGTCTCCAGAGGATGTCTCACGTGAAACGATATTTGGTGTGGTGAGAGGCGTACTTTTTTACTTTCAGTTACTTTTAGTTCAACAGTGAAAAAGTGGCAATTATTATTATACCCCAATAAATCGGGAGTACCGAAAGCACTAAGGTTTTCAAGCCTAGTCCACTTAATTTGCTTAAAATTTTTCTTAACATATTGCCAAAATTTTTGTTCAGGTTTCAAAGTAATTAGACCTTTCTCAAAACTTTACCCATTCTCCATTTCTCAGGCTCAATTGTGATGACAAGTCTATGAGTTTCTCTTACACCCAATAATTTATTTTGCAATAATTTAATTTCTTTTATGTCAAAAAATTCTCCGTTAGGAAGACACACTTGAACTCTTGCCTCTTGTGCAACAGGAGCTGTCATGAATTTATCTATCGCTTGCTTTAATAACTTTCCACTAATCATAATTTCTAGGGTGTTTCCACTCTCGCTTCCACACCCCAATTCAATGTTTATAGTTGACACTAACCAGTTAAGTTGCCAACAATTGACTAATACTCTAAATTACGCTATTAGTCAACATATGGGTTTACCAAAAAAATTAACTGAAATGCAAATGAAATTTGCATATGAACTTGTAACGAATGAAGGCAGAAAGACGGCAACAGAGTGTGCAAAAGATGCAGGCTATGATCCGGAGTCAGCTCATGTCAGAGCTTCTGAACTTCAAAATCCAAAACGATATCCTTTGGTAG